CGACAAGTCGAGTCATACGCCCCATATCTACTCATGTAAATATGCTTAATTCCGGACTTAAACCGGTGCCACTGTGCATAAGGTGGTGCTATACATGTTCATTCATCTTTTAACTTACGATATGCCTTTACATCGGCTCACGAAGAGTTAGATTGAACGTGATATCTTTTAACAAAGTTATCATAAGTGTTGGTACATCATTACCATGTCAGTCGTAAATACTATCGTACTGAGGGTCTATAGACTCCAACAAACAATATGCTTGTTTGGAAAAAAGGAAAACACGTTAACCGGCATTCCTAGCTACTCCCGTTAGGGTGGCCTGCTACGAAATGAAACGAGGGTTATGACTTGTATATTATTGAATGTGCAGAGTGAAAGCGTTAAAATAGGAAAGTCCTAGACAGCGCCGAGTGCGGTGATAATAATACCGCCAGAATCGAATGCAGTCCCACCAGTGTAAGAATCTGCAACGAAGATATAAAAAGGATAATAAAGTTCAGAAAGTCCTGCGCCACAATTCCAAGGAATACTGGCTGAAAGCTGAAATACTTTATTAGCAAGTGTACCGCTAACACTAGTACCCGTAAATTCCTGATAGCTCCCCGTTCCCTGAACGGCAAGAGTGCCAATAGAAAATGACTGCGCAGTAAGATCTGCCGCAGAATTACGTACGGTACTAAAGATTTGGATACCAAACTGAAAACCCAGTGGGAGGGTTATTGAACCAGTTGTGGTATTAACTGTCAAACCTTGAATATTATTTGAAACCGTTGGGGTTCCAATCAAGGGATTTTGATAGACAGTTGTAGCTGCTGAAGCAAGAGAAGACCACGAAATGGTAGTGGTTTGGCCTATAGTAGGGGTACTAATGGCATTCTCTAAAACAGGGACCAATAAAACACATTGGTAACGGACCCGTAATTCACCGATATCAGAGGTATTAACACAACCTTGAGTAGAAACGTAAAGATTACCACAGTCGTAAGTCTTTATATCGGTATTAGCCGGCTGAGCACCCGGTCTAACATAACAACTATCTTGGTGCCATAGTTGTTTTGGGTCTAATCGAAGAACTATTGTATCGGTACAGGGCATACCATCTACATGAGGTTCTGTGTCTTCGACCTGTTGCTTCGACGTAGGAGGATTATCAGAAGCATCATAATCACAGGAAAGGAGAACCTTTCCTTGTGCTCCGTTGGCATTGAATTCGGAGACCTCTCTACGATAGTAGAACTCAAGATAATTAAAGCAATACTTTTCGTATAATGCTGCAATCTTACTTCCCCAAGGGAATGTAGAAGACTGTCCAGGATTAATAGGATATGAAGTAGTTGAAAAGGCTACTGACCCCGGAATTTCACCGATATATTCATCTTCGGTGATAGTTTGAGTTCTTCGAGTGGTACCTCGGTTACCTGAGGACATTTTTAAATTACCAGTCGATAAATAAGTGTTAGCTAAAGATCCTTTATTTTCTTTACCACGTTGGCGTGGCATCTTCTGAGGAGAAGATTGGCTTTTTTTATTATTATTATTATTTTGGCTCATATTCGAACCAAATACACCAGGATTTGCACTCTGGTTTGCCCTACCGTTTGTTTGAGACTTAGTAGGTTGTCTGGAACGATTGTTCCGTTGATTATTTCGATTTTGAGAATTCATTCGGTCCCCTCTCAGTGTATAGATTAAGAAGCTATACGGGCGACTATGCTCCATATATACGAGTAGTAAATAAAACTACCGTTAAATAAAAAGGTTAGATCAAAAGAAGCAGCTAAGTGTTTATTTGCTTTACATCGCATCACCACAATCCTTGCTAAAATGCCCGACTTCGTCGAGTTATCTACCCTAATTAAATAATTGTAATACCGTGGGTACCCACGTCATTGCTATCAAGAAGTTCCTACACACGGTAGCCTTCTTACCTCATGATCCTTTGTAGTCTGTAGACATTCCGTTACAACTCCTCGTTCATAACTTAGTACTCTCCTTAACGAGTTTTGGATCTTTAAATATATAGACGAATATGTCTATGGAAGAATTCCTTTTCCATACTAGACATGACCTTCATATTCCTTGTATATGAAAACTTTGTGGATTTTCCAACCACCAGGCTCCTCCGCTACACCCTTTCGTCGGGCGTCCAGGACGCATAACCTGCTGAGATAATGCTCAAATAAATAGCTAATAAGCTATATGAAATAATCTTGCATGGAGTTATCAGTTACTTCATCATTAATGTTATATTTCTTCTTAGTATAACCAGTTCTATCATAACAAAGCTCATCTAATACAATCTCCTCATAAAGATGAGGGTTATCCAAAGATAACAATTTAAATTCATCAATACCACTTTTTCGGCAAAGATGACGCGACTCAACAGGTCGACCTTGTACTAGTTTTGATAGACATCTTACATAACCTATAGACCTTATATCTTCGTCATTAAAATCACGACGAATTGCAAAGGATTTGAAATCCAAACCTTTGAATATATATTTCAAGCATTCTTTTTCTATGCTTCCTGTATAAGGTAGGTACCAATTATAGGGATGTTTTTCCTCTTTAATTGGGCGTGCATCAGGTAACATCGGACAGCTAGCTAATCTAGCTTTATATAATTTCCGTTTTTTTATATCGTTACCCCACGTTTGTATATCTGGGTCTTCTTCTAAACCAATAGGCTTAAAAGGCGGTTTCTTTAGATCTTCAGAATACCATTTTGAACGGAGTCCATGGGCAATTATCCTCTGCCTGTCGGTCACGATAACATAGTGACTCTTAATTTTATTATGACTCAATTCTTCTTCCGTAATAAAACGGTTACCTCCAGGCAATTTCATACCTAAACCACCCATTGTGCGTGGTAAATACCAGTTAAGATGTGTTCCATCTCTCATAATACTGGATTTCTTTAAGCTTTCAAGATTATAGAATCGAAAGCGGAGGTCGGCTCTGATGGGGTTAAGAGCACCATGCATAGCTTGAGCATGGAGACAGTGGACGGGTTTATTACGTCCTTCAGAAGTCTTAGCGACTTTAGACTGTCCTAGTAGCATCCCTGCATTAAAAAATGGGATATAGTGTGTTTTATTATTTTCTCTATAAAAGAGAGCACTATTAACAGTACAATACTTCTTATGAAAGAAGTTCTTTCCGGGTGATGGGGTTAAACCCGCCTCGTGCAGATTATCTAACCAATTTTTATATTGGGGTTGACTGCAACAAAACATAATGTCATCACCGTTGACCAAGACATTTAATTCCTCCAATGGAGTGTCTGGCTCAACAGTTATCCAATATGTTATTAAATTTATAATACATAGTATAGGAAAGGATAGGACTGAGCCCATCAATTGACCGTTCTTTTGAGCTACTGGCATAAGGCCGCTCTTAACGGGGTACTCTATTTGATGTTCATAAAGAACATTTCTTAGTATATTAACCAACAAAGGATTCACATTTTTTGTCGAAATCATTTTATCGAGAATTTTCTCGAAGCATAACTTTGTTAGTTCTATCTTGACATTATCGGTAGCCGCAGAGAAATCTCCGGAAGCTATCCAATCACCTTTTTTCTTGGTTAGGAGCAATTCATCAATATGTTGCTCTGTCAAGGATTCACCTATAAGACGAAACTGTCTCATTTTCTTAAGAGACGTATGCATAGATTTCTGCATACCTTTTGATAATGCGTATGGAAGCGCATTACCAGCAGTTATATTTCTTATTTTTAAGGGTTCACAAACACTATAAACCTTGGCTTGACATCGATCGCCAACTTCTGAAGAAAAATCATTCAGATTATGTTTGTATTTATCACGAGGCATATTCATTGCTGCCATGTTATCGCTAAACTTTATAGTTGCATAACCTCTTCTTTCCGTGACACCTTTATAAGGACAATAGTCCATACTAAGAAGCTCATCATCCGATGTAAGACCATCCCGGACGTGAGTACGCATGAGGTGTGCCTTTGCACCACCATTATTTCTACCATTTTCAAAACATGCGTTAGTAGAGTACTCATAAGTAGTATCTAAATCTCCGAAGTGCATATTCTTAAGCACTGCATCTAATTTATCGCTGAATTTTTCATAAAACTCATCGGAGCAACCTGAACTTTCTTTTGACATAGCTTTTCTATGTTTTTCTAATGATAATTGAACAAAAGAATCAGGAACAACCGCTGCACATCGTTTGGACTGTGCAATAGACCAGAATAAGTGCTGGTTAGCGGGTTTCATACCGGAAATTAATCTATTCTGTAGAAATCTTCGTACAGATCCGGTAAACATTAATGGAGAACCTCCTTTCCAAAAGGTAGGTGCAGGAGGAAGAATATCCTGCTTTAAACTCCGTGCATGCATCCATGTTGTCATATATTTTACTAAATCGATATATTCTAAATAATTATCGACTGACATCAGGGGTTGCAATACAGAACAAATGGCTTTAGCGCCATGACTATTGAAAAAATCTATGTCATGATCTGCTAATATCTCAATAAGACCTACTGAGACTTGCAAAGCACATGCAAACCATTGTTTCCCTATCGTCGTCCCACTTATAATTAGCTGGGTTTCCGACGTAGCGAGACACACTAGTCCTAAATCACAAATTTCGAGTATATACTTCGTTAGTGTGAGAGCGAACCTTCCTTTTGTCGATATGACAACTGAAGGGTTTTTCGCAGGTGTGTCTAGCCAGTCCATTTGACTGGTTAACGCTTTTGACAACAGATTAAACACAGCAGGTATGCTGTGTGTCTCCCTTTTCCAAGGGGAGATTCTATCGTCGATTTTTATCCC